AGATCATCCGCTAGGAACTGATTATTATGGTATTGTTATTGAAAATATGCCAATAACAGAAGCTATTCCAGATGAAACGCAAGCTTTACGATATAAATTAGTAACATTACCAAAACAAACAACAAATATTCCAGTTGTAAATGTTGGTAATACTAGTATTATATTAGCAGCTCCAGGTAATAGTGCAGTTATTGCACCTAATACGAGCAATTTCCAAGGCGGTAATTCGAATTTAGGATATACTGCAATTCTTTCTGACTCAACAGTTGCTGACATACAAGTAACAAGAGCATTGCAAAATTCAGTACTTCCATCAACACCTCGTTTTATTGGTGACAATCAAGATGCACAAAGCGTTGCAGTTGCAGGTTTTGAATTCCGAATTGTTGCAAAAACACAGATGTTAGAAGATAAAACTGCAACTATTTCAATCATTGGTAATGAAACAGGCGGAAGTGTTACTATTAATTTAACAGTTAAAAAAGTAACAACTGCTACTTCTGTTAATGCATAAAAAGGTAAAACATGAAAATGAATAATTTCATTAAAAAATTAAAACAACAACCACGACATGGAGGTGTACCTTCAAATTTATTAGCAGCAGTAGGTGCAGCAAATCAAGCATCTAGAACACCGGTTGCAGCAACTCCAGCACCCGCTGCTGCAGGTATCGCAGGTGCAGCTGCTGCCGCGGCTTCTCAACAAGTACAACAATTGGCTCAACAACTTGCAAATCAAATGGTTGCAGAAATGCAACAATCACAAGTTTTAGCAAGAAATGGTAGAGTATTTACTAAGTTTGATACTGTTAATGATGTTGTTAGTAATCAAATTGAAGTTGTAACTGCAGGTGTATGGAGTGATGGCATTGCAAGTTTAACAACATACTTTACTTCATCAACACAAACAAACACGCAGCGTACATATTATGTTGATGTAGCACAAAAAGATCCTGCAGCAACTGGTTCAGCTGTACAATTCTCGTTAGCATTTGGTCATGCATTAGGAAGCGGTTCAGATTCACAAGGTCAATTGAATGATGCAGCAAGTAAAGCAATTTATTCTCAGTATCGTCAATTACTTTTGAATCCAAATGATACACGCTTTACTACAGCTGGATCTGGTAGCACTGATTATGTATATGTGGTGAATTTTAAACGTGATAGAATTAAAGAGCGTTTAGATGCTGGAAATTGGGAATTGCCGTTAGTTGCAATTACTTCAAGAGCTACAAATGCAACTGGTTCAGTTGTTACTGGTAGTGGTGTTATCAAATTGATTGATGACTCATCAGTGTCAACAGGAACATTAGCTGATTCAGGTAAAGTTTATAATATTGTATCTGGATCGATTAGTACTGGTATTTATAATTCTGCTACGCCAACATATTATGGATTATCATATCCAGATCATGGAGTATTGGTATTAGATGGAAAAATGTTAGATCAACAATTAGGATTTGCAACTAATACAGGTTCTAGTTCAGAAGGAAATAATCATTTTGTATTATTCCATTCAATTTCAGGTTCTTCATTCTTTACAGATCCGCAAACTAGTGATCCATACGGATTCCAAGCACGTAATTCAGAAAAAGTAACAAGCACGCATTACTTTGTACGAATTAAAAATGCTGAATATAATTTCTCAAATAATCCTTCGTATGTAACTGGTTCAGTCGGACAAATTGCAGAAACAACGTTTGTTGGCGATCCTAAAACATATATTACAACTGTTGGGTTATATAATGATACTCAAGAATTATTAGCTGTTGCTAAATTATCTAAACCATTATTGAAATCATTCCAGCGAGAAGCACTTATAAGAGTCAAATTAGATTTTTAAAATAACATAGATTTAAGCCCCGTTATATTTATATAAAATGTATCGGGGCTTTTAACTATATGGCACAATCAAAATTACAAAATACAGATAATCCATATCAAGGATCATATCCATCAGTTTTTAAAAAAATTGATACAACCGATGTACAAGTCAATCCATTTCAATCGTTTAAATCATGGACTATATATTCTGGAAGTTTAACATCTAGCATATTACCATTAAATGGCGTATACACTGATATTAACAATTTGCCAGCATTAGGTACTTCATTAACATTTAATGATGCAGCAAATATTGATGGGAGTTTGCAATCTATAACATATTTTTCTATCAATCATTTATTTTACAAATATAAAGATCAACCATATAATACTTTTGGTCCAACAAATTTAAGTCGAACTAAAAAATTTTTATATGAATCAGCATCAATATTTTCAATTCCACTTAATAAAATTGGTCAAGGAATAAAACCAGCATCATTTAGTTTTACATCATCAGTGTCTGGATCATTTGCGAGTGATCGCTATGGAAATATTGTGGACACTGCGTTTAATACATCGTCATTAGTCGTTGGTTATAAATTTTATGAAGGTTTTAATGAATATTTTGATAGTAGTAGAATAACACATAATATTTTAGATGTAACATTTATACCAGGCGTATCAACAACTACAGGACAACAGCGTCCAATTGGCTTAGCTGCGCAGTTTACAGGTTCGTCATACATTGAAACTCAATTAGATGGTTACTACGATCGCGATCATAATTATGCTATTTCATTCTTTATTAGTTCGTCAAATACCGGTACCGCTAATCAATTGATATTAACAAAAGCATCTAGTTCAGCGTCACCTGTTTATCCATTTAAAATAGAATTAAGTGGTAGCAAACAAATTGTTTTTTCTGCAGCTGGTGCTACGGATTTTGTTGCACAAATAACTTCATCTGCATTTGTTTCTAGTTCATGGACACACGTTGTTTGCCAAAAATCTGGAAGCAATTTACAAATGTATGTTAATGGTACGTTACAATCATCTACATTTGATACATTATTAGGAGTATATGATTCTCCATATACATCGTCTGCTAGAATTGATAATAAAGATTTATTAAAAATTGGAGGATATGATTCTGCATCTTTAAATTTAAATGGATTGTTAGATGAAATACGAATCTACAATAAATCATTAACAAGCGCAGAAATTGGATATTTAGGTGATATAACAGAAGGCGGAACGTTTTTGCAAACAAATCAAGTTGGAAATGTTTTTGAAAAACAAGGTCTTGTTGTATTTTCTAGTGCAGATTATCGTTTTCAAAACTTAATTAACACACCATTTACTGCATCATATAAAAGTACAGTTTCAATTTATGAAATGGGTGTAATTGCAAAATTAGATGCCGGCGATTTTAATATGTCTACTAATTTAACATTAACACAAGATGATGATTCAACATATTATCCATTTGTTTCTAGCAGTGCATTTGCACCATACATAACTACAATTGGTTTATATAATGATGCCGGACAATTATTAGCAATAGGAAAATTAGCACAGCCAATTAAAAAACGTAATGATGTCGACATGAATTTCTTAATACGTTTAGATTTAGATAATAACGTAGTATTTAAAGGATAGAAATGATACGATTAAAACAACTTCTTCAAGAAATGTCTGAACGAGATTTAGATCGCTGTTTAGATAAAATACGCAATAAACAATTTCGTTTAATTGGCGCTGGTGATAATGGCCGCGTATATGAAATTGATGGCGAAGATAAAACATTTAAAATTACAAAAGAACAAGATGAATATGAAGTTGCTGATATTATTGTGAATCGTTACAATGAATTTACTACATTTATTCCGGTATATTATGTTGATGGAAAAAATATGTACATAATGGCAAATGCATCAGAATTACCAATACGCATTAAAAAATCAATTGATATGTTTATGCAAGACTTTGGAAACTTTGCTAGAGATGAAGGCGGAGAAGTTTCAATATTTGAGTTTACTGCGGAAACTGATAATTTAGATCCGATGTTAGATAATTTTTTAAATGCATTGCAATCAGATGTTGAAAAATTAAATATTCCGGAATTTGATTTAGATTTAGATTTTAGATCTGATAACATCATGATGTGGAATGGTAAAATGGTAATGGTTGACTGGTGATACATATTTATATAAAATTGGATTGTAATGATAGAACAGCTTATAAGAAAATATATTAATAGTAATATACAACGATTATCTGAAAATTCAGCTGATATAACTGTAGATACAGAATCGGGATGGAAATATTTAATTCCTAGTTCAGAGAGTATTCGAGGACAACGAGCTAATAACAATGCTAAAAAAAACGGAGCGATGACTGGATTAATAGTTATTGCACGTAAACGTAAGAAAACTGTAACTAATGATTCTAAATTAATTGATGATATCAAAAAATTATTTGATGAAGTTATTATACCTGGTAAATATGATCCTATAAAAACATTATTTGTATATATGCAAGTTTTAAATAAATCAAATAAAAAAGTTTGGAATATATGGGTAATTGATAAAAAGCGTAGCGGAATTAATGCAGCAGTTCAAGAATTATTAAAACAACCAGAAACAAAAATACAACGTCCGGACATTAGTGGTAAAATTGTAGATACATCTAAAATAGATAAGATTGATAAAGTAACATTTATGAGTTATGATATGGCAAATAATTGGTTTAATTTATTAAAAAAATCTGATTTGTCAACAACATTAAATTTACCTAATTTAATTGATATTAAACAAGCGCAAGATACAACTGATACTGATATAAAAGAATCTCAAATTGTATATTTATGGCGATCTTCGGACGTCGAAGGTGGCAACAGGAATCGTTATACTGTTTATCGAACTAATAATGGTATTTTAGCTGGTTTCGAAGATGAACTAATTTTATATAAGGATATTAAAATTTTATTACCTGGTTTTTTTCAAGGTAAAGCATTAATGCAAATTACACCCGATGGAATAGACTATTCTTTTACGCCTCTAGAGGGTACTATTACAACAACTACTTATGAAATAAATACGGATAAGAAACATCAAGGTGAAATCACATTTAATGGTAAATTTATCAATGGCATACCGACATCTGGAGAAGTTGAAATACGGGGTGCTGGTATAGATAATAATGGAACGTTTAATGGACAAGTACTCGTAGACATACGTGACGATAATTATACAAATTTTAGATTAGATACTGGCACAATGAAATATACTAATGGTTTAACATTTCAAGGTAAATTTAAACAATTTAAGCCATATGAAGGTACTTTATATAACAAACAAAAACAAATTCTAGGACAATATGTTAACGGATATTTGAAATCTAATAAAGACTTAAAATTTCCATATACATGGAATTCTAAAGATTATGGTGTTATAACAGTATATAAACAGGGCGATAACGTATATGTACGAATTCCTAGTTTAGATGCTTGGGGTGAAACTACAAAAGATAATTTCCAAGAAAAAAGTTTTGATGGATCTGTGAAGGATATTTTTACATTAACACAAGATCCTGCTCGAGTAGCACAGCTGAATAAAGATATTTTAAATATAGAACCAGAATTACCACCAACTCCTACTCCTACTCCGAATAATAAAAATAAAAAGAAAAAGTATGTTGTAGTAACTGGTAATACGATCAATGTATATACATTTAGTAATGGAGAATTTGTAATAAATAAAAGAAATTCCACAACAAACGCAAAAGATAGAACAACGGGCTATCCATTAACTAGTACTAAGAGTGCTAAAATTAAAAATGGAGATGGCAGAACATATAAAATGTATAAAATAATAGTAGAAGGCAGTACGTTTTATCTGCCAGCATCTGGTATTAAAATAGTAGAAAGATAATACAATGAACTTAAAAAATCTTTTATTAGAAGGTACAATGACTCCGGCTGCTAAAAAATGTTTAAATGTTGTTATAAATCGATTTGGACGTAGTGCCTTTCCTTCTATTGGCACATATAATTATAGAAAGAAACGAGGAGGAACATCTTTATCAGAACACGCATATGGTAATGCTATAGATTTTCATGTACCATCTATTAAAATTCCAGGCGAATATGATGTTGCAACTCCCAAGGGTAAAGAATTTGGTAATCAAGTAAAAGACTTTTTATTACAAAATACTGTTGAATTAGATATAGAAATTATAATATGGTATAAGCAAATATGGAATATATCTGATAATTTTACAAAACGTTATTATGATGGCGAACATCCGCATACGGACCATGTACATGTAGATTTTTTACGAGAAGGTAGACATGAAAATGGAAATCGTAATAATAAAACTATTATTAATCAAAAAAACAATACATTTTTAATGAAACTAATTGGAGGTTATTACGATATATCAACAAAAAATCCAGCTGGATATTTTAAACAATTTAGATCGTGGAATCCGTTATCTCCTGGGATAGGTGATAATGAAGAAGGCGCAGCAAATAAATTACTAAAACGTTTCGATACATATTATAGGCCTAAATTAAAAGAAATAGAATCAAGTAAAACAACATCTAAAGAAGATTTACAAAACATACAGCGTATACGAGAAATTGTTGATATTTTATATCAGGCTATTCTAGATGGACGTAGTGAAACATTCGATGTTACTTATTTCAAATTCGATTCTAGTACAAATTCATATAAACCAAAAACAATGACATTTAAATGGAATTATTTATAAAATAGTTATGGCAAAAAATCATTTTCATAGCTCGGGAAATTCAAAACGAGCAAATGCTTTAAAGCATGGTTATAAATCTGGATTAGAATTATCAGTGTCGATGCAAATAAATCAAACGGAATATCCTTTGAATTACGAGACAGAAACATTAAAATATATAGTACCAGAACGCAAAGCAAAATATACGCCGGATTTCGTTTTCATTAAAAGTAATGGCGAAACCATGTATATCGAAACAAAAGGACGGTGGACTACGGCTGATCGTACTAAAATGAAACATATATTAACATCGAATCCTGGAATTGATATTAGAATGGTATTTCAAAATCCGGGGCAAAAAATTACAAAAGGTTCTCCGACTACATATGAAGCGTATGCTATGAAGTTAGGAATTAAACATGTTGCTAAGAAAGATATTCCTACGGAATGGCTAGAAGAATGTTTGA